TGAAGATGAAGAATGTATTATTGTATCAACGGATAAAGATTTCTTACAATTAGTAGATGATAAGACGAAAGTTTATTCACCAACTAAAAAGAAACTTTATGATAGAGAGATGGTAAAAGCAGAATGGGGAATGTATCCACAAAACCTTTTACTATTCAGAACATTGGATGGTGATAATTCAGATAATATTCCCGGCGTTAAAGGATGCGGTTTAAAGACTGTATTAAAAAGATTCCCTGAATTAGCGGAAGATAGATTAATTACTTTTGATGAATTCTTTGATATATGTGAAGCTAAGAAAGATGATGCTAAAATATACGCTGATATCCTTTCACAAAGAAATGAGGTATTAAGAAATAGGCATTTGATGCAATTAGAAGAAGCACATATCAATACAAACCAAACTCTTAAAATATTAGACCGTTTCAACGAACCTAATAAAAAGTTTGATAAGTTTGATTTTATCAAAGCAGCAATGAAGTACAAAATACTTCAAAATTGGAAGGACATTAACGATTGGTTGAAATCAACTTATACAAATATAATAGTAAAATAGATGGCAGAGCAAGTAGATACACTCTCTAAATATGGGCAATCGTTTCAAGCTAAAGTAATATCTGCTTTACTTACCGATGTTAGAATGATGGACACATTGTGCGAAATCATTGATAAGAAGTTTTTCGAATCAGATGCTAACAAATGGATAGTACAAGAGATTAAAGATTATTACGATGAGTATAAGAAAGAACCTACATTAGATGTATTCAAAGGGCAAGTATCAAAGCTAGATAATCCATCGTTAAAGAAATCAGTAGTAGAACAACTTAAAACTGTCTACACACAAATTGGACAAGATGATTTTGAATATGTGAAAAACGAATTCACATCATTTTGTATTAATCAAAATATGAAGAATGTAATTCTACAATCAGTAGATTTACTTAAATCAGGCAACTACGATAGAATCAAAGACTTAGTTGATAAGGCGATGAAGGTTGGGGTTGAATCGGATTTGGGTATGGATTACCTTTTAGATTTTGAGGAAAGATTTAGTGAGACTGGGAGGTTGACTGTAGCAACGGGATGGGAGTGTGTTGATGATTTAATGGGTGGTGGATTAGGACCGGGTGAATTAGGAGTAGTAGTAGCACCTTCTGGTGTTGGTAAGAGTTGGATGTTAGCATGTTTGGGAGCAGCAGCTGTAAGAGCTGGTAAGACAGTAGTACATTATACATTAGAACTTTCTCAACATTATGTAGGATTGAGATACGATACTGTGTTTACTCATATTCCATCTGTTAATTTGAAAGAAAAGAAAGATGAAGTATATGGTAAACTAAAAAGATTGCCAGGTAAACTAAAAGTTAAATACTATCCACCTAAAGGAGCATCATCAAAAACAATCCAACTTCACATTGAAAAGATGATAGCAGCCGGTAACAAACCCGATTTAATTATTGTGGATTACGCTGATTTGTTATTATCTCACTCAAACAAAACCGATAGTACATACGCTGAGCAAGGTGGGGTATATATTGATTTGAGAGGTATGAGTGGTGAATTACAAATACCAATTTGGACAGCATCACAAACAAATCGTTCAGCAATTGATAGTGAGGTTATTGAAGCAGATAAGATTGCAGATAGTTACGCTAAAGTAATGAACGCTGACTTTATTATGAGTTTAAGTAGAAAAGCAAAAGATAAGATAAACAATACGGCTAGAGTACACATTATGAAGAATCGTTTTGGTTCGGATGGTTTGACCTTCCCTTCTAAAATGGATACTAATACTGGAACAATAGAAGTATATGCGGCATCTTCATCCGATGGTATCATAGCATCTAAAGAAAGTGCTAGTGGTGCCGAAATGGAGAAGCAAATGTTACACAAAAAATATTTAGATACAATGCCTGGTTCAAAACCGGCGCAAGTATCTGGATTGGGTTAATAATAAAACAATAAAAAACAAAAACTATGAACAGTCAAGAACTATTCGAACAAATGAAGACTTTGTTTACACAATTTGAAACAGAGCACAACGGAACTAAAAAAGTAAACAAATCAAGAGCTAGAAAAGCTATTGGTGATTTGAAGAAATTAATCACTGCGTATAGACAAGCATCTACCGCAGAGCAAAAAGCATAATATGATAGGGGAGGTAACACTCCCCTAACTATATGTTATAATAGACATTGATAACAACAGACAAAAATATTAAAAAATATTTGTAAATTTTGGAAGGTTTATGAGTATATATTGTATTTATATTCACCCCCAAAGAACTTACAAAAATTAGATTACAATATGAGCAAATTATTTACGGATAGAATCCCCTACAAACCATTTGAATTTCCAGACTACTACAATGAAGGTTGGTTGAAACAAATGCAAGCATTTTGGTTACATACTGAAATACCAATGCAGGGTGATGTGAAGGATTGGAATGAAAATTTAACAAAAGAGGAAAAACATTTAGTAGGTAACATCCTATTAGGGTTTGCTCAAACCGAATGTGCAGTATCGGATTATTGGACAGGTATGGTTACCAAGTGGTTTCCAAAGCATGAGATTAGACAAATGGCAATGGCATTTGGTTCTCAAGAAACAATACATTCAGTAGCATATTCATATCTTAATGAAACATTAGGATTGGATGACTTTGCAGGTTTTCTACATGATGAAACAATGAAAGAAAGATTTGAACTTCTTACAAATACAACCGCAGATTGGACTCCTACCGATTTACAAAAGAATCATAAGGCTAGAGTTGAAGTTGCTCGTTCACTTGCTATCTTTTCGGCATTTGCAGAAGGTGTAGCATTATACTCATCATTTGCTGTATTATATTCTTTCCAAATGAGAAATCTATTGAAGGCAATTGGACAACAAATGAAGTGGAGTGTAAGAGATGAATCACTACATTCTAAAATGGGTTGTCAATTATTCAGACATATGTGTGAGGAGTTTCCTGAATTATTAGAGGAAGCAAAACCCGCTATCTATGAAGCAGCAAAAATCATTAGAGATTTAGAACATAAGTTCATTGATAAGATTTTTGAAATGGGTGATTTAGAGAATCTTAAAAAGAATGACCTAAAAGAATTTATTACAAAAAGAGTTAATGAGAAATTGGGAGAGTTGGGATATAACCCAATTAAAGGTGGAGATGACTACTTTGAGTTTAACGAAAAGAAAGCATCTGAATTGGATTGGTTTTATCATCTTACAGGTGGAGTAACACATACGGATTTCTTCGCTATGAGACCTACTGATTATAGTAAGGCTGGTGAGGGAGAAAATTGGGATGATATATTTTAAAAAAAGTTTATGAAAAATTACGGAGAAGAAAATGGATGGGAAATAGATGTTGATTTTCCTTCTTGGGGAAACAATGAGATATACATAAAAACTATATCAAAGACTTATTTACAATCAGGCGAAAAGCCAAAAGATGCATATTGGAGAGTAGCTACGGCAGTTGCTAAGAGATTGGATAAACCACAATTAGCAACAAAGTTCTTTGATTATATGTGGAAAGGTTGGTTGTGTTTAGCAACGCCGGTATTAGCAAATACTGGTACTGATAGAGGATTACCTATTTCATGCTTCGGTATTGATGTGGGTGATAGTATCTATGAGATTGGTTCTAAGAATTTAGAATTAATGTTGTTAGCAAAGCATGGTGGCGGTGTTGGTATTGGTATTAATATGATTAGACCAGCTGGTACTAAAATTACTGGTAATGGTACATCTGATGGTATTGTTCCTTTCGCTAAAATTTATGATTCAACTATCCTTGCTACAAATCAGGGTTCAGTTCGTAGAGGAGCAGCATCGGTAAACATTAAAATCGAACATAAAGATTTTGAAGATTTTTTAGAGATTAGAGAACCTAAAGGTGATGTTAATCGCCAATCACTTAACTTACATCAATGTGTTGTAATTAGTGATAGATTTATGAAGAAGTTGGAAGAAGGTGATTCTGATGCTAGAAGAAAGTGGGGTAAGTTATTACAAAAAAGAAAAGCAACTGGAGAACCATATATTATGTATAAAGGAAATGTGAACAAAGCAAATCCTGAAATGTATAAAAAGAATGGTTTAAAAGTTCATATGACTAATATTTGTTCAGAGATTGTATTACATACCGATGAGCAACATTCATTCGTTTGTTGTTTGAGTTCTTTGAACTTAGCAAAGTACGATGAGTGGAAAGATACTGATTTAGTTTATACAGCTACTATCTTTTTAGATGGGGTATTGGAAGAATTTATCCAAAGAGCTAAAAACTTAAAAGGATTTGAGAATTCAGTTCGTTCAGCAGAAAGAGGTAGAGCATTAGGCTTAGGTGTATTAGGATGGCACACTTACTTACAACAAAAAGGATTACCATTTGAAGGATTGCAAGCTCAATTTGAAACCCGTAAGATTTTCTCTCAATTAAAGATAGAATCTGAAAGAGCAAGTAGATGGTTGGCTGGTGAATATGGTGAACCCCTATGGTGTAAAGAAAGTGGTATGAGAAATACACACTTAAGAGCAGTAGCACCTACGGTATCAAACTCTAAATTGAGTGGTAACGTAAGTAGTGGTATTGAACCTTGGGCAGCTAATGTATTTACCGAACAAACATCAAAAGGAACTTTCATAAGAAAGAACCCTGAATTAAAAAAGGTGTTAAAGAAAATTGGATTTGATACAAAGGAAACTTGGGATAAGATTTTAGCAGATGGTGGTTCTGTTATGGGATTGGATTTCTTAGATGAGTGGTGTTATTTGGATGGTAAATTAGTTGAATGTAATGAAGTTACCGAAGAATCACATAAAGGAAGATGTACGACAGTTAAAGATGTATTTAAAACATTTAAAGAAATCAATCAATTGGATTTAGTTAGACAAGCAGGTGTTAGACAACAATATATAGACCAAGCGGTTTCATTGAATTTAGCATTTCCAGCAATAGCTGACCCTAAATGGATTAATCAGGTACATTTGGAAGCTTGGAAGCAAGGAGTTAAAACATTATATTACATGAGAACTGAATCAGTATTGAGAGGAGATATAGCTCAACAAGCTATGAACCCTGACTGTGTAAGTTGTGAAGCATAAACAATTAAAAAACAAAAAGAAGATGTTAGAAGTAAAGAAATTTTCAGCAGCGTGGTGTGGACCATGTAGAGCATTAGCACCAGTGATGAATGAGATTAAAGGACAATTTTCAAATGTTACATTTACTGAATATGATGTAGATGTGGCGTATGAGGCAGCAACTGAATATGGAGTTCGTTCTGTACCAACTGTAATATTAGTAAAGGATGGTATGGAAATAAATAGATTTACTGGGATGTCTTCTAAGATGGCGTATGTAAACGCTATCAATGAAGGGTTGAAGTAAACAAAAAAATAAAGGTTACATTTATGGCAATTTTAAGAGGGCAATCACACCCATCGGCAAAACTTACTGACGAGCAAGTATTAATTATTCGTGACTTATGGAAAATGGGTCATCGTAATATTAAAGTTATAGCTCGTAACAATAAGGTATCATCATCAAATGTATTGAAGATAGTTCAACGTAAAACTTGGGCACATTTAAATCAATTTTGGTCTGGTAGCTTATGAAAGTAGAAGGTAAACAATATTGTGATATCTCTAAATTTTCAATTAGAGAGATTAATAAGAACATAGCAAAGGATATCATTGTCAATAACCATTATAGTGGGATATGGACGAAGGTATCCTATGCTTTGGGTTTGTTCTATATATCCGATGATGAGCATTCATTTTTTAGTGGAGTGAATGAACAATTGGTTGGTGTTGCCTGTTATGGTGACCCGGTTGGTAGAAATGCCGGAGCATCAATTTCCGAATTACTTCCTAGAGATGGTGTATTGGAATTAACAAGATTATTCGTATTCGATGGATATGGTAGTAACATTGAGAGTTGGTTCGTTGGACAAACTTTCGAATGGTTAAGAACTAATGTACCTCGTATCAAAGCACTAATATCATATTCAGACCCAAACGCTGGACATTTGGGAACTGTATATCAAGCTACGAATTGGATATATCAGGGTAACAAAATCAGATGGTCCGATAGTTGGTCTTTCAAATGGAGTGAAGATGATGAATGGCATCATTCCCGAACATCATATGTGAAGTACGGAACGAATGACCCAAAGATAATTCAGACAATGGTTACAAGCCCATTCTGGATTAAAAGAGAACCCCGTAAGCATCGATATGTGTATATTCTAACCAAAGATAAGAAGGAACGTAAAGCCCTCTTAAAATCGCTTAAACATGAGGTATTCCCATACCCTAAGATAGAATTAGATATTATCGATGAAATCCATAAAATGGACCCAATAGATTTGGTAGTTCCAGAATAATTTCGTATATTTGTATAAATAAATGTTATGGCAAAAAGATATACGAACCCAACCAATATAGGTGGTAAGGCTGAAGAGCAAACTGAATACTTCGCTAGTACAGTCCAAAAAAATGGAAAAGATTTGGAAGAACGGGCGCAGCAACAATTATTAGCTAGCGCTATTCAGTTTAAAAGAAATAAAAAAAATGGTGTTGATTTCATAATAGATGGTGAAATTCATATGGATTGTGTAGCAACTGCTCAATCTGGTTCAATTGATGATAAAATGCCTACAAAATCATTTAAATATATTAGAAAATATTCACTTAAAGAATTTTATCTTCTCCACCCATATGCACCAATAGAAAGAAATGTTGCAGAACATTTAGAGCATTTAGAAAAAACAATGGATGTTAAAATTCATATTTTGGATTGGAACGATTTTGTTTATATTTGTACAGGTGGCAGATTTGAACAAAGAAAACCATACAATATCATTGGAAGTGGTAAGGGAGTTAGAAATCATAAAACTTCAACAATATTAGTAAATAAATGGTTTGATTATAAAAAATAATTTATGGCAAGAGTAGAACCAAATGTTAAAGACAAACCACGTAAATTTGAACACATCTATAAAGATGATGATGGTTGTGAATCAATTTGGAAATATGATTTGGATAAATTCCCAAATGGACCTATATCAGTAGAGAACAAATATCCTGCTGGATATGTGAAAGATTTGAAACAAAGACAAAAATTAGCAAAGGCTGAAAGAAGTTTATCTATTTTAGAAAAAGCAAAACAAGCAAAAAAGAATGAAGGTAGAAGGTAAAAATTATTGTGATACATCCAAAGTATATGTAGCACCAATAGCAAAGAGTATCGCTAAAGATATTATTGTTAAGAAACACTATACGCATGCTTGGACAGCTTGTAGATATGCAATTGGAATCTATTACAAATCAGAAGATGCAAATACCTTTGATGGTGATAAACTTATAGGTTGTTTAATCTATGGTTTTCCTGTTGGAGCAAAAGCATCCACTTCTATTTGTGAAGGATTAACTAAAGATAACATTTTAGAATTAACTCGTTTATATTGTGATGATGGTTATGGTTCTAATATTGAATCATTTGCATTGGGGCAATCTTTCAAATGGTTAAAGGAACATGATAAAGCAATTAAGGTATTACTTTCATATGCTGATAACGGACAAGCTCACTTAGGAGGTATTTATCAGGCTACCAATTGGATTTATCAGGGATTATCTACGGATATTGCTCTAATGCCTAATTGGGGTATCTCATTACACAAAGACCCGTATCAATGGATTCACAGTAGGACTGTATTTTCAATGTGGGGTAGTGGTAACTTAGCACACTTACAATTAGAAATAGGTAAGCAAGGATATAAAGAGTTTTGGAGAAGGGAAGAACCGCCAAAGCATAGATATGTTCAATTACTTGCACAAGATAAAAAAGAAAAGAAAGATTTGATGAAACGATTGAAACACGAAATCAGACCTTATCCAAAAGATACTGCTTCATACAATACGGAAGTAGTTCATCACTTAACAACATACGAAGCACCTGAAGGAGCTGAAAATTTTTGGTAATATGTTTGATATAAAAAATGATTTTTACAATAAAGTATATGATTGGGTTTTAAATAATCCATCTCATCAATTTTATTTGTTTGCATCACAACAATCTGATTCTGAATTTTACAACTTTACTTCGGCAGTTTTGGATGCGGGTAAAATACCTGTATTATTAACAAACGTTGGGGCATTTAATTCACGTTATCCACTAAACCTTAGAATGGCTATGGGATTATCAAATGATGTTAGAGTTTATGAAGTTACTAAAGTGGGTACGGATATTGTGTTGGATAGTAAGGCTGAATTATTTATAAAAACAAACGGGGGGATACTTTGGATACAATAGTAGTATATATCGAAAACGAAAATAAACATTTTAATTTAATAAAATCACTAGAATTATTGAATATAAAATCAGTTCGTCTATTTGAAGGATGTGATTGGGTATCTCATTTTTATAAACTCAAAATATATGTGGATGGCCTGAAAAGTATAGATAATGAATGGGTAATATTATCCGATTCTAGAGATGTATTATTTTATAAAAATATCGATATGATAAATGAAACGTATTCCAAATATTACAATGAATTTGATATGGTAATACAAGCAGAAGATACTGATAGTGGCTGTGATTTTTTTAAAACAACTGGATTGACTAGATATAAATTTTCAGATACACTATACAAATATCCTTGTTCTGGTCTTATAATGGGTAAACGTAAAATAATAATTGATTTCTTTGAAGAAATTTTAAATAAAGTCCCAACACAATGGGATGTGGCTGACCAGCCTGCAATAGAATGGGGTATGGCTAATTTAAATTATAAAATTACATTAGATAGTAATTGCCATTTATTTCAACTTATGGGTATGGGAGCTCGTAGTTGTGTAAACTTTAACTTACATTTTAATAAAAATTTTATAAAGAATACACATACAAATTCCGAACCTTGTATATTTCACGGAGCAGGTAAGACATTTCTAAATCAGGTTTGGAAAATAATAAACAAAAAATATTAAATGAAAGTATTAGTAATACCTAACTATACAAACTTTGGAATGGCCAAAGATATTAATAGAGATTCGTTTCTATTAGTTTTTAAATCTTTTTTAGATAATACTAAAATAGGTAAAGAGTGGGAATGGGTTCTACCATACCCAGATATGAATAATCATCCCGGCATTATAAACCAATTTGAATATCCAAATGTTTCACTTAGAAAAATGGATGGATTGGATTGCTTCCCCCCAAAGATGAGAGTACATTATCCTCATAAATTCTTTGATAGATTAATAGAGAAAGAGGATTTTAATTTAGTATGGTCACATTTGCCTGAATGGACACATGAATTTAAAATTACTCGTATCTACAACAAAACACAACCTATCATTGGTTATTGTCATTGGTGGGAGATAAAAGATAATGGAGCTAGAGATGATAATTCATTTTGGAAAAACATTAAGGGTACGTTGGATATGAAAGTATGTGGTGTGAATTCACAATGGGTTAAAGATTTAGTTCTTAAAAGAGCAGCTGAAGAATTTCAACCACATATCATAGAAAAATTAGATAAGATTATTCAGCCTTGGTATTTGGGTACGGATGAATTTGTACCAACTAAAGAATATAAAAAGAAAACTATTGTATTCAATCATAGAAATAATGGTTATACCGGCGGTGAATGGTTTTTTGAAACTATGGATGAATTGTGGAGTGAAAGACAAGACTTTGAAGTATGGACTACATTGGGTGATATGAAAAAACCATACACAAAATATATTGGGCATGCTGACAGAAGTGTTTATATGAATCAATTAGGTGAAGCACATTTTGGGGTAGGGTGTTTTCAAACATATTCAGCGTGGAGTATGAGTACTACCGATGGTATGAGTAGAGGTGTACCATATTTATTACCAAATGGATTATGTTATCCTGAAATGGTTGGTAAAGATTATCCACTTCTTTATGACGGAAAGGCTGAATTTAAAGAAAAGGTAATTGGGTTATTGGATGGAACAATTGAAAGACCAGATGTAAGTGTAATTGCCAAAGCATTACTATGGGAAAACTCTTTAAAGAGTTGGGATATTGAAAATAATTTTATTAACATGGCAAGAACATTTATAGATTAATATGTATCAAAACGTTTATTATCAGAGAGAGAGAAATTTAGTGCATTTGTGGGATGACAAATTGGGATATCGTACATTCCCATATACAAGATATGCATATGAAAAAGCACAAAAAGGACAATACACGTCTTTGTACGGAGATAAGTTGGATAAGATTTTTAAATTTACAAAAGATGACCCAAATCTTTTTGAATCAGATGTACCTGAAACAACACGTATATTAGTTGATACCTATACCGATTCGGATATTCCATCAGAGGGACATGTTATTCTTACATATGATATTGAGTGTGAGATGGATACTGGTTTGCCTGATGTGGAAAAATCAGAAAACGAATTAACCGCTATTGGTTTACATGATTCAGCATCTGACCATTATTGGGTTTTGATTATGGATAAAGCCGGTAAGATGAGTGAGAAGAAGACCGGTAATCGTACTGTAATTCCTTTTAGAGATGAGAGGGATATGTGTATGAAGTATTTAGAACTTTACGAATACATTAATCCAACAATTGTAACAGGTTGGAACATTGATTATTTCGATACTCCGTATTTGTATAATCGTATCAAAAGAATATTAGGTGTTAAACATGCTAATAGATTATCTCCAATTGGTGAATGTTTTTGGTCACCATATCGTAAGAGATTCTTTATGGCTGGGGTGTCTTATTTAGATTATATCCATTTATATAAAATTTATACATTTGGTGAATTGGATAACTATCGTTTGGATACGGTAGCTATGAAAGAATTAGGTAGAGGTAAGGTTGAATATAGTGGTAATTTGGATGATTTATTTAAGAATGATATTGAAAAGTTTATTGAGTATAACTTAGTAGACGTTGAATTGGTAGCTGGTTTAGATAAGAAGTTACAATTTATAGATTTGTGTAAAGGTATTTGCACAGCAGGACACGTTCCATATGAGGACTTCGTTTATTCATCTAAGTATTTAGAGGGGGCATTATTATGTTACCTTAAAAGAAGAAACATTGTAGCTCCTAACAAACCAGCCGATAGACAAGAACGTATGGATGCCATTAGAGAAAATGGCGAGGAGAAGTTTATTGGGGCATATGTTAAGGCACCTATCGTTGGTAAGTATGATTGGATATATGACTTGGATTTAACTTCACTATACCCATCAATTATTATGACAACTAATATTTCTCCTGAAACTAAAGTGGCTAAGATTTCAAATTGGGATGCACAAAAGTTTATGAAAGGTGAGATTGATACTTTCAATATTGGTGAGAAAACTATTACAAAAGAAAATCTTAGAAAATTATTAGATGAAAGCAAATATGCAGTATCATCTAATGGTGTATTATATAGAACTGATAAAGTAGGTTGTATTCCTGATATTCTGAATACTTGGTTTAATGAACGTGTTGAATTCCGTAAACTAGAAAAGAAATATGGTGAGGAAGGAGATAAAGAAAAATATGCATTCTATAAGAAAAGACAGCACGTACAAAAAATCTTATTGAACTCTTTGTATGGAGTATTGGGATTACCCGCATTCCGTTTCTATGATGTGGATAACGCTGAAGCGGTAACACTAACAGGTCAGACTGTAATTAAATCTACGGCTGAGATGGCTAACATTAAATACAATAAAGAGTTAGGAACAACTGGACAAGATTTCAACATATACATTGATACTGATTCGGTATTCTTTTCAGCAGTTCCATTATTAGACCATAGACACCCTGAATGGAAGCAAATGGATGATAAGGAAATTGCATTATTGGTGGATGGTATTGCAGGTGAAACGCAAGATTTCTTAAATAACTTTTATAATATTCTTGCTGAGAAAGTATTCAATGTAGATAAATCAAAACATAGATTCCAAATCAAAAAAGAATTCGTAAGTAGAAGTGGTATTTGGATTGCTAAGAAACGATACGCTCAATGGATTATTGCGGAGAATGGATTGCCGGTGGATAGGTTGGATGTGAAAGGATTGGACGTAGTTCGTTCATCATATCCAGCCGAATTCCGTAAATTTATGAGTGAAGTTCTTATTGCAATTTTGAGAGGTGATGATGAGATGACATTAACTGATAAGATATATGATTTTAAGAAAGCTTTATCTACTATGAGTGTTGTTAGTATAGCTAAGAACTCAGCAGTAAAAGAATTATCAAAATATATTCCAAAGAAAAAAGATAATAGAGCAATGTTCCAATTTAATAGTGGAACTCCTGCACACGTTAAGGCCGCAATTGCACATAATCAATTATTAGTTCACTATAAATGTCCAACTAAACATGAACCTATGAGAAATGGTGATAAAATTAAATGGGTATATTTGAAACAAAATCCATTTGGATTAGATGCGGTTGGTTTTAAAGGTTACAATGACCCGGAGGAAATAATGGACTTAGTAAGAACCTACATTGATTATGACAAGATTTTTGAGAGAGAATTACTTAAGAAATTGGAGGATTTCTATGGGGCTCTTGGGTGGGGTGAGGTACTTTCTTCACAAAAGACAGCTGAACAATTCTTTTCTTTCTAAAAGATTTGGTAGTTTCAGGTATTTTTCGTATATTTGTATAACAAATTAAAACATAAATTAAAATTTCAATTATGAACAAAGGCAAATTTGATGGTTTCGTAAATCGTTACAACTTAGGTGGTGAGATTGAATCCGTTATGGTAAAATCCGATGACAAGAACTTATCGGTAAGAATGATTTCAGATGACAAAACCTTATTAGGTGATGTTA